AAGACAGCCTTCTCCTCATCAGTTAGCCAATCGACTAGCTGTACTGAACCATTGTCCTTGATAATCTGATTGATTGTCTCGTCACTGTATACGCCCTTAGCCTTCATCACGTCCACTAAGACGGGGTTAATACGGTTAATCTCCCCAGCAGGGCTACCCTGTACGAATACGTTCTTATACACTGGCTCAATGCCTTGTGATACAGAACCACACACCAATGCACTAGAGCTATTAGGTGCTACTGCAAGTAGGTGGGTGTTACGTACACCATGACCCTTACACCACTTAGGCTCACCCTTAGCTTTCGCTAACCACTGGCTGGCTTCCTTAGCCTGCTTCTGGATTACCTTAAAGATATTCTGGTTAAGGTTGTGTGCTTCAAAGCTTTCAATGTCAATCATGTTCTGCTGTAGGTACGTATGAAAACCTAGTGTGCCTAGACCTAATGCACGTCCACTCTCCGTAAAACGTACAGAACTTTCCAAGCCCTTGATACCCTTGCCCATCTGTATAAACTCTTCGGCTACACAGTCCAAGAAGATGATGGCATTGTGTACCGCATCAGTGTCAGCCCACTCATCGTACTTAGATAAGTTCATACTGCTTAACACACAAGTAAACGTATGGAACTCATCACTGTGCAACGTAATCTCCGTACACAAGTTACTAGCTTTAACTGACAGGCCATGCTCTGCGTACATCGCTGGGTTCTGTGCATTCATCTTGTCAATAAATACAAAGTAACCTTTGCCTGTTTGCATCTTAACTTTCATAGCTTTCTGGTAACGTGCTACTGCATCAGCATCACCATCATCAAGCCGAGAAATAAAGTTATCAGTAACCAACCACCCAAGGTTACAGTCATCAGGGTGATTAACTAGGTGGTCTGATACTTCCCAGAAGTCACCATGCTCTAGTTCCAAATATCCTGCCCATGCACCTCGTCTAGTATTTCCTTGTGATACATCGCGTGATAGTTGGACAAAATCTCGAAGCACTGGTAGTACTCCACTAGCCAATCCTCCCCCGCTGATAGGAGTTCCTCGTTCTCTAATAGCTCCAAGGTAACTAGAAGTTCCGAACCCATTCTTACTAAGGACTGCAACCTCTTTCTGTGCATCGTAAAAGTCATAGACACTATCCTCTATA